CCCGTGGTAACACTATTGGTAACACTATTAGTAGAATATTCATGATATCACTTCCTAATGGTTCCCTCCAATGGTTCCCTCCACGAGTCGTTGCTAAACTGGTTTCTGAATTAATTGTAGAGTTTTCCTTCTCTATAGTTGATGTATTTAACGCTGTTGTCAAAATTTAGTTATATTGACCTACTCGCCATAACGCGAAATCCTGAAAGGATCTTAATGATTATAACAGCTTAAATCGGTATGCTCTCTCACTCATTCCATATGAATGATGCATATTCGTCAATAGAAACACCCTCCGACCTTTCGGCCACCCCACCTCCAAAGTGATTAAACTTTGTGTTCAAGGGGCTGTGTTCTATACCCTCGGCATAAGTTGGTTAGACTCTGCTTTACGAGTACGGTTGGTAAAATAAGACCCGAAATTCTAAATCTTACCGTGCAGGGACCTTCGTGGTATGCACCGTTAACTATCTTTCATCATCCATGTGCGACGATTTATGAGAGATTGAGCTTTCGAGGATGGACATCAACTCCATCCGGAAGTTTATCCAGATTAACTACTGGAATTACGAATTTCTTCCTCTCATGTTCTAGATCAGTTACAGATCGAACAACCACATCAGCGAATTCTTCTCTATCGCCCGAAGCATACATTTGCGCTCGGGCCCATGCAATATTATTATCGGAAAGAACTTTCTTCCTTCGACGATCCGAATATTCTTGAGCTATTTCAATTCGACTTTCATTTCTCGCATCACCCATATCATCATTTAAGATCTTAACTAGGTGTGGTCGATGAGTAAATAAAACTTCAACTGCGAATAACGAATACAACTTCGAGTAACCAAGATCCATTTCAAAATAATTGTGATCTTGTAGTTGTTCCATTTTAAATTCTTGTGGATCTTCAGATGAACTTTCAATTGAGCTCCCAGACGGAGTCTCAACATCAATCCAACTAAAATTCTCTTCCTCCACCCCGATCTGTTTGAAACGATCGTTAATAATGGAGTGAGTCTTCCACTCAATGAAGTTTTGTGGTCTTTCAACGTGTAGTCCTTCGATAAGATCTCCGGATTTCTGCTGATTCATTATGAGAATAGAAGCTAATTTCCTATCTCGCTCGGACATACAACAGTCCTGTACCCTCTTCAATCCTGGACCCCCTAAAAAATTGGGAGCAGTCCAAGGTATATTCGGATAAGCTTTCAAAACATCTGAATTGTAATATAAGAATCTTTTATTGACATCTGGAATCAAAAATCCAGGGGACGTCTCTAAAAGTTCATGATGAATGGCACCTAATCTTTCATAAAGTACCTTGTCTCCACACTCTCCCGAAGCCACGGATCTCTTTTTTCCCAACATTAATCCCATGTTAACGAACTTCCTTAAATGCCAATTTCCATCGACAAAATCAAAAGTACGTGAATTAATAACACAGATTGGTTTGTTTGGTAAAGAAAAAAGAGTTTTTCCTACAGAGGATTCTAGACCTCCATATCTAGTTATGACTAACCAGAGCGTCTTCAAGTCGAGAGTACGACTGTGTAAAGGTTCTCGTGGACCTTTCATTGTGCAATCATCCCCATTTACGAGGAGTCTTGCCAACGGACAATTATTGTAATCTTCATCAACAATTCTTAATTGTTTCAAATGAGCTAATTCTAAAGCTAAACGGCAAAAACACGCGTTCGCTAAACAGAGAAACGGAAACGAAGTCACTGATCCCATCAGTTGACCCTCCCGTTGTAGTTTCTCCTCATAGATGATATTACCACGCTTATCTTTTCCTTTTGGAATCTGGAAAATATGACCCGTTAAGGATCGCAATAGCATAGCTTTATGATCATCATCAATATGAAAATCAGTCTCATTTTCTCGCAGAACTTCAATAAGTTCTTCTGCAAGAGCTTCCGATACCCATGAATGCAGGTTATCAGTACTGGCCTTGTAGTCTCCATTGATCATTATTTCATCAGGATCAATGATGTTAAAAGCATTTCGTACATGTATAACGTCAATCGGCTGACCAATCAGTCCGAATACGGAATTACGTTTTAATGTGCTCCACATGAATTTTTGTAAAGGCTTTAGAAATGAATAAAGAAGGGGAGGACCTTTAGAGATCGTCCGACACTTCAGAGCTTCGGCTAATCCTACAGATCTAACCAAAGGTCTCTCATCAAAAGCTTTAAACTTCATCTTATCCATGAAAGAATTCCATTTTAAACGCAAGGGTTCGTCGTTATATAGCACTGCCTTAGCAGGTTTCTCTTCATCGGCTTCATCCATTATCTCTTGTTCAATCTTACCATTTTCACCATATTGTCTAGTGAACTGGGAAGAAAGTGTGACATCAATCACATCAGTTTCGATAACGGCCTTGCCAAAACTTTCAAACTCCGGATCATCCCGTATCAATGAATTCCATACGGAAAGGTACACTCCACCATTCGCCATCTTATTTGGCTGACAAGCTGAGGTACTCGGGAAGAAGGGTTCATAATGGACTTTCTTATTATAGTCTGCATTACGGAATACTTCCCTAACGGTTCGTTTAAGTTCCGATATAAGAGATTGTTTACTTAAGACAAAATCCCCACCAAAACCGGCTCCCAGATTTATATCTGGTAACAGAGCTTTTGGTTTGGTGGTTAAATGCACAGTGGACTCAGCCACTTTCTTCTGGATGTAGTCGTCTCCTGGACGAGGCATTCCCATTTTTGCCACATTCATCGTAAGGATGAAAGATGCAAATTCAGAAGGATTACTCCTTTGGTAATTACGCTGGGATTTTAGAACCAGACCACCAAAGATGACGTTAGGAAGATCTTGTCCAATACCTTTAATAACAGGTACAGGATCCTTTCCTTCACATTCATAATATGAGTAAAATGCACAAAGTTTGTATTTGAAATAAGATACCCACTCCAGTTCTCCGAAATCTTCGAGATACTGTAACATTCTAGCGAGTGAATTAGTGAAACTTTTTATTATCCTGCAATTATATCTTAATTGTAAAAATGTCAGGTTAGTTTCATTTTCGTAAGGTCTTCGGAGAATTCCATAAAGGAAATAAATCTCTAAAATGCACACGAAGCCTTCATAAACTTTTTCATAGTTTTCAACAGAGATGGTTGGGAAGAGCTCTAAGAGTTCTTTCTTCCGCAACCGCATTAAATTTCTGTATGAAAACTTACCACTTTCTCCGGGCGTGAATAACCCCGTTGATCGTTCCATCATAGCTTTGGAAGGTCGATCAGTAGATCCATCTTTCAATGAATCGAGTATGTTTGCAAGATTAGTTTT